ATGATTATCGCATGGTGTGTTTGCAAGTCTTTGATTAAACTCGTTATCTAATTCAAGATTATATCTATTAAGGTATTGACCTAGAGTATAGTCATATCCGCCATTGTAGCTTCTGATATAATATTCATAATTATTAATATTTTCTTTGTAATCTTTATGAGTATCTGTTGCCTGTTCTTTGCTGTATGCCATCTTTTCCTTGTTTAACACCCCATCTTTGAGGAATACTACTTGGAGATTTAATAGTCAAAGGTTTAATATAATCTACTAAATATCCTAGAGCATCATTCATGTGGTCAAAACCCTCTTCCTTGTCTGGGATGTTGGTATTTTCCTTATAAATTTGTCTCTGTAAACCTTTTATAAGAATTTTACAATTTTTTCCAATAAAAATATGTCTTTGACCTAATGAATCTTTTAATCTTGAATTTACGTTATTGACTCTATCTCTAATTGGTGTGTGTTTGTTTTTTACTTTGACATTAAAATCAGCATTTTGCAGAATAGATAAATCTGTTCTGCCTCCAGCACTTGTTTTTCTTTGCTTACAAGCTGGGTCTGGGTAAATAAATATTTTAGCTTTTGAGCCATATCTATTGCGTATTTCCTCAACCATTTCATCAGTATTACTTGAATAAATTACAATCTCATCAACAAATAAAATTTTATCTTTGATGATGTGTGCTACACAGCAAGACATTGGGTCAACATTGAAGTCCATGCCTATATGTAAAGGTATCGATAAATCTAATTTAAGTTCTTTTACACTCTCAACAGGATGAAAGTTGTAATATACAGCACCAGCATAATTCTCAAATGTTCCCTCAAACTCTTGTCTAAATGTTCGTAAATCTATATCCTGTTTAGCTTGCTCTAATTCTTCTTTTGATACCATCCCTCCATCTAAGGTCGTATATTGGAAAGACTCCCATTCTTCATCAGTTTTACCTTTTAGATATTGCTCATAAGACCAATTACCAAATCCTCTAGGTGTTCCACACATTAGAACTCTTCCCTCAGTATCTGATACAGATGCTCGTAATACTTCAAACCATGTTCTTTTGTCTATATCTGCAAACTCATCAAGAACTAAAAAATTAATACCACTTCCTCGTAAGCTATCAAAGTTCTCTGCACCTTTTAGCGATATAACGCTATTTGTTTTTCTTATTCTTATTGTAAGTGTCGTCTCATTTATATCTTCAATCCAGTTGTACTCGTAGAGCATATTCTTTAAATCATTCCAACAAATCTCTTTTGCCATTTTAAAAGTTGGTGCTACATACCATATTGTTTGATTTGGAATAGATGCTTGTTTCATCATCTCAACAATGGTTAAAAATGTTTTGCCGAATCTTCTACCTGATATTAATACTCTAAATCTTTTTTTTGAATTGCTGATTTTGTACTGCGGTTTTGTTAGCTTCAACTTCATAACAGTTAAATTTTACATATATAAGATGTTCATTTATATCTTCTCTACCAATCTCTACAATCTTATCATTAGCTTTTTTATATCCAGCTATATAACATGAGTAAGCATCTTCATATAGTTCAGGTAAATGAACTGGGGGTAAACACACCTTTTCCATTGCTGAACACATAATAACTAATAATGCAAACTTCATATTTCATACCTAATCAAATTGTGAAGAGTTGGGAGTATTATTGGCAACCTCACCTAGCCATTTTTGATTCTTAATATCTTCTTTTAAACTTTCAATTTCTAAATCTTTTATATCAATTATTGTCTTTAAAGTATCTATTTCTTTTTTCAATATCTCAATTTGTAACTCTAAGTCATTGATACCTTTTGACTTTAAATATTCTGCTAACTTAGAATCTTTCAATCTTACCATTTGTCGTTATCCTTTAGACCAACATAGATAACGATACATAAAAGAATAAATGCAACAATAGTGTTTACTGGAATAGACTCCATTATTTACTCATGCTTATAATTTTAACTATCTTCTTTGCACCCATATATATTTCAGTTTCAGCTTTTACTCGCTGACAACTAAATCTTACATTATTAGGATTTACTTCTCTTTCAGCTAAACGCTTGGATTTCAAACATAAATCCATTCGTTCTTTGTAAGTCATCTCTACAATATCACCTTTTAAAAATAATAATAATGCTACAACAGACTCTATCATTGGACACCTCCATTCTCTCTAACTTTATCTTTTAATTTTTCTATATCACTTAATGCCTTGTCTAACATTTTTTCAATATGTTGCAACATTACTTGGTTATGTATGTTTTTATCTAATAATTCTTGGTGCTTTCCAGTTTGTTTAAATAATTCTTCGAGCAAGATAAATTGTTCCTTATCTACTGTTGTTTGCTCTGATGCTTTCAATAAATCTGCGTTCATCAATTCTCTTGATGTTTCTAAAGATGTAAGTCTAGCTGTGATTTCTGTATAGGCAAATATACCCATAGCTACACCAATGATAATGCCAATCATATTTTTTATTGGCATAGCAACTGATGTGTTTTCGCTTACTTTCATATTCTAAATCCTTTTTTCCAAGATTCAATCGCCCAAAAAGCTGGAGATAAATTCTTTTGCCCTTTTACTCTTGCAAGTATAGGTCTGAATCTAGCAAAAAACATTCTCTGTCTAGTTGGGTTCGTTTTTCTTATTGGTAAATTAGGGTCTCCAAATCTTACAACTTGTATTCTTCCTGTCCTTTTGTTTCTGACATAAACACCAAACTTCTTTGATTTACTGGGTGTCCGAAATGGTTTATTTAGTTTTACGTTTCTTCCTTTAAATTTTGCCATAATCTGTTCTTGTTTTGTTTTATACAATATACCACATAAAATCTAGTAAATCTTGTCAAGTAGATTGTCGCCTAAAATCGTTCAAATATTAGGCAAGATTGAACAGTACTTTTTGTCCGTAAAACCCTAAATTAAACGACGGGAAATAATAAAATATTTAATTAATATTTAATTATGAACACTAACAAAAGGAAAAAGAAAATGTTGTATAGACTAAAAAAAGACATAGAACCAAAACACAATATCGTTTTTTTCGATAGTGAAATAGAAGAAGTTGTTGAGGGTGTCTATGTAGATGAGGGTGTTATTGGTGAAGTTGTAGATCAAGGAAAAACCAATAACAAAAGACATCTAGCATTTTGGTTTGATGAAAATAAATCAATTAATTTTTTAGGTTGGAAACATTTGGAAGAATACCTAGAAGCTATTGATTTAGAAACTGCTGATGCTTTAATGTCTGAAGATACAAGACACTAATTTCAAGAACCCTGATAGATTACTATTGGGGTTCTTCACCACCAGAAATATAACTTATACTGAATACATTTCATATCTTAGTGTAATCTCTTCTCCTCGTTTTATGTCTTTGATTGTGTAAATGTATGATTTGTTATACTTAACCACTCTTTTACAATTAGGAATATCTTGATGATTTATAAAACCTCCAAGCGGTGTTCTTATTATTTCATCTTCAAGTGATATATGAGAAACGCCTAAATTAGTATCTTTTTTTATATCTTTGATAGCAAATAAACCCAAACCATCTATTTTGCTTTTTTGTATTGTAAGTGAATCAAGCAATGGTTTGTAAGTCATTTTGGTTCATGTCCGCCACATATATAACCAATTACTTTTTTACCTTTATATCTATGTCTGTAAATGTTTTGATTTGTAAAAGGTTTGTATTTTGGGTTTTTATCTATGACTATGTTATAATGATACCAGCTACTACAAACTGCTGAATTAGAGTCTGATTTACTCATAACGCCATCACCATGATACTGCCATCTCGTATCAGGTATTTCAAAAGTATGATATTCTATTTTCCCAAATAGAGTTAGAGTCATCAAGGTAATAGTAACTATATTTTCCATCCATTTTTATCTTAAAGTTCTTGGTCTCCATTTGTTGCAAACGTAAGTGTCTCTTACACCTCTTGTCCTATATACCAAACAAAAACCATGCTTTCTTGAAAAAGTTGCACACGAACCACAGCTATATTTACCTTGTGATGGTCTAAAATCTTGTGGCATTTTATAAGGTATAAACTCTCCGTTAGGATAAAAGTTACTGCGTTTCATCTACCTTGCCCTCGATATTTTTTAAAATTTCTTTTTTTATTTTTATTCATTGTGCTGGTAATGGGATGTCGCCCAAGAGAAGTCCCTTTGTGTTTAGGCTCATAAATTACTTTGACTCCGTAATTACTCTTCTTTGCCATCATCCACCTCAGCTTCAATAATCAATGGCAATGGCTCTGTAATCGTTTGAGTTTCTACTTTATCCTTATAGCCTAATACGTTCTTACTTAAAAATATCTGCATATTTGTGTTGTCTTTTTTCAATGCTTTGTCCCACATCTTTTTACGCAAACTAGCTTTTCCTCGTTCTCTGTGTTGCTCGATAAAATTGGCAAAATTCCTTTTGAGTGTTCTTTGTGATATTCCAAGTATCATTGCAATCTCATACATGGGACATCCAATAGATGCTAATTTTGATAGTATTTTATAATCTACTTGTAATCTTGGTCTGCCTACTGGATTGTGGCTTTTTTGTGTTTGTGTCATAATTATGTCCGTTTTAGACTTCTATCTTTTTCATAGATATTATGCAACCTTTTGGAAATACGTTTCTGTCTGAAAACTGTGCCTCATTTTCGTCATAACTTGCAAAAGTCCAAACAAACTTTTTATCTTTTTTAAAAATATAAGCCTGAGTAATCATAGTAGCTGGTTTCATGTTCTTGAACTCATTAGTATCTGCATGACCAGCATCTCCTAATATATCAAGCCATCGAATTGAGTAGAAGTAATATTTAGTCTTATTTATAACACAATGTTTATATCTAAATTTTTTTCTGCTCTTCGACATCTAATGTTCCTTTGCCTATACAATCTTCACAAACGCAGTGCATCTCTTCTTCTGCTAAATGATAATCAACAGAGTAAAAGCCTCTACCATCGCAATTAGGACATTTTATAGAGGTATCATTGGTATCTTTTTCCATCTATGCCTCCTGTATCTTTTGCCATCTCTTTCAACGATGTCCTCATCACCCCATGTTTCTACTATCTTATACTCAATCTTATCCACCTCTTGATGAACCTTACTATTAGATA